ATCGATTGTAAGAGTATTACCAGTTAGCGTCCAATCGGTTGCACAAGCTCCGCTTGAAATAGAACCACATATTTTATTACCATAACCTACTTGGTCAATAGTTAATGTTAATGTGTCTCCACTTTGGTCAAGTAGGATCTCGTTATCGTTTGCGCCTGCTGACACTACTAAAGGGCATAATAAAAATGCAAACGCGATTAATCTATTTAACGTTTTCATTTTCTTCTTCCTCTATTTCTCTCGAGAATAGAACTTCTTCTTCTTCTTCTTCCTCAAGATCTTTTATTTCCCAGAAGCCTTTTTCATCTCCTTGGTATATTAGTTCCAACACAGCCGCCTCTATACACGAGCGAAGTGACCGTGTCACTGATTCATTTTCCGTCATACCATCTTCAATCTCTATCAGTTGGGTATCAAGGTCAATAAATTTAAAAACATCATAACCATTTGCAACTGCCAAGATGGTTTTAGATGTTTGTACATTTAACAAAATTTCTCCTGTCAAAGTACTCACAGCTCTTAGCGAGACGGTGACCATATCTCTCCGATACGCAGTACTAGTTCCTACGCCTAGAGTTCTTGCACCCACCCCACCAGTCTCGAGATTAGTGTCAAATCCTATGACACCTCCTTCGAGGATTATTCCGGCGAACAACAGAGGAGCTAATCCTGTTTTTTCGTCGCCGTATTGTTCTCTTGTTGTTCTAACTATTTGTCTTTCTCGTGTTAGGTGATCGATTCCTACACGCTCTACCACTCTAAACCATGTTCCATCTCCAGCGGTTTTAAGTGCATCGATTAACATTGTTGCTGCACCTTGTGTTACTGCCGTGCTAAACATAGCAACATCGCCTTTTTGTTTTCTTTGACCCGTTTGGTCGTTAAATGAATATACTGCTACAACTGGTTGTTTTTCTGGTGATGGTAGATTTAGTAATTCTTCGTAAGTAGGTAATCGAACTACTTCTGGTGATTCTTTACATTCACCGTGTACCTTCATTAGTCCTCGTGTACAACTATCTGTCATACTAGGAATACTAGCACAACTGCTCACTATCGCAGCAAGCATTATAATAGATAGATTTTTAACCTGTTCCTTCACCGGCTGTACCCGCTCCTATCGGAATAACTATAGTAGTTATTGTACCATCTTCACCTGTAATGGTCATAACAATAACGTCATCTCCACCAGTACAAGACCACTGGGTTGGATCACACGTTGTTTTCTGATACGTAATAGTATTTCCTTCTAATACAAAACTTCCAAAAGTTGTTTCTGTACATGTTCCAGCCGCAACAGCTTCCGTTGTACATGTCTTAAACAAGTTTTCTACCATCTGTTTAGATAATTGGGCATATATTCTACTCTCTAAGTTTCGAATAAATTTAGCTAGTGTAGTGTTTTCTAATTCTCTTTGCTTTGCTTTTAGTTCAGCTTCTATCTTATCTTCTAAAGCATCTCTTCTAGACTTTTCTTGATTCTCGATAGTAAGATAATGAGCTGAAGTTCCTATCCCACTAAACGATGGATTTTTAAATTTATGAACTAGTTCATCTCCAAATACATTACCGGTAATTCCTAGTAATATAAACATCATCATGAATATAATTATTTGATTATTGGTCATCTTTCTTTTTCTCATTCTCTTTGTATTCTAATACAACATCTACTTTTTGCTGTAATCGAATTAAGTCATTATCAAGCATTCGAACCTGGTCGATTACTCGTATAAGTTGGAAATGCATTTCTTCTATTTTTGGATCTAATTCATCTGTGACAAAAGACCAAATATAATAAACAAAATATCCAAGACCCACAACGGCGACTGCTGGGAATCCGAATTCGGAAATAAGTCCCGCAATATCCATCAGTCTCTCCTGGTATCTATTTTCCCGTCTTCTACAAAATTCTCTGCACGGGCTACGCGCTCAATATCTGGTCGTAATTCCAAAGCAGAAGAAACCAGCATATCAATCTTAATCATTTCATTATTCATTGCTCTTACCCTATTTTCTAAGGATTTACTAAATGCGTTTAAGGTATCAATTTGTCCTAAAACACCACCTAATATTTGCTTAATAATTAAAAATATAAAGAATCCAGAAATAAGTGCACCTGCAATAGGCAAACCCACTTCTGTAATCAGTTGTAATACATCTTCCATATAGTTTATTTATGATATAAAAAACGCTAGAAAAGCGTTTAAAAGGAAATAGATACCCCACATCCGCATGATGCAGTTTCTTTGGGATTAAATATTTTAAATTGTTCGTTTAAACCTTCGATAATATAATCTAAAGTAGCGCCTTCTAAATAAGGAATACTAACCTCATCCATTACTATTTTAAATTTTCCGAAGTCTAGTATATGGTCGTTTGAATCAACATCTTCAGCAAATTCAAAAACATACTCAAACCCAACACACCCACCACTAGTAATCCCAACACGAATAGTATCTCTATCAGCATTCTCGCATCTCTTAATCGCTTGAGATATTGCTGCATCAGTCAGTTCCAGCATATTGATTGTGTCTCCTATGAGCTGTTTTTGTTTCCCAATCCTTAATTGCTTTATGGATTGTCTCTTCAGCTAATACAGAACAATGTAATTTTATAGGTGGTAATTCTAAAGCGTCGGCTATTTCTTTGTCTTTTATTTTCTTAGCTTCTTCTAAAGTTTTACCTTTAAGCATTTCAACAAACATAGTGGATGAGGCAATTGCTGAACCACATCCATAAGTTTTAAATTTGACATCTAATATTTCATCAGTGTCCGGGTTTAATTTTAAATCCAATTTCATAACATCACCACAGGCAGGTGCTCCCGCCATACCTGTTACTACGTTTGGATCTTTAGGATCAAATCGACCAACCCCATGCTTTTGAGGATTATTTAATACATCCTCAAATCGGTCGACTACCTTGTTTGAGTAAGCCATTTTTAGTTAGCAAAGGCTACACTCACTGCCAATGAAGTTGCAACTCCTAGCAATTTATCTGTAGGAGCTTTTTGAATATAAGCTATTTCACCTGCTGCTAATGTAACAGTACCTAATACTTGACCACCAGAATCTGTGTGGGTGATAATCTGTACTGATGTTTTGTTGTTTAGTACTCTAACTAATTTAGCAAAACCGACATTAGATGCAGAACTTAAATTCCCTTCTGGTGCTAATAATCTTAATACTTGCATTTTATACCTCTTCTAATCGTGACATTAATCTCTCTGCTCGATTTGTCACTTGTTTATACCATCGGGAATCTCTTCCCTCTACAGCGGCGGTTTTCCAATCACCGCATTGTAGTGCAGCGTTGTGTTTTTTAAATTTACTGAGTCTAGTTCTTCCCATATTAAACATCATATTAGCTACGACTTGTTTAACTTCTTCAGGATAACCATCCCAACCTTCGTGGAGAATTTTACAATCTCCTAAAACATTTATTACATCTTTCGCAAAACATTCCTTAACACGTTCTTCTGAGACAGAAGTGCCAACCGGTAGCCCATATTCTGCGTCTCCTTCAATGACAAGATGGCCAATCCCGAATGTAGGATAACCAAGATGGTCATTATATATTTCATTAACTTGTCCTTCATCTATTATTAATTGTTCTCTTAATTTATCAATGTTCATTTATTATTCCTTTAGTAATTCTAATGCCGAAGCCATTTCTGCTACTTTAGTTTGTAATTCTGAATCTTCATCAACTTTTTTTTGTATGCTCCTTTTTATAGCTGGAGTCATTTCTTTTGTTTTATCTTCTTCCTCGATAGTATATGTATATTTATCATATACCCGAGGCTCTCCTCTTTGTGGTTCCAAAACCATTGTAGTGGTAATATTATTTTCTGTCTTTACATTTTTTGGAACATTCAATATTTCTGTCACAATATATCCATTTATAGTAATTTCATAAGAAGTAATATATCCATCTTCATCTTTGGATTCTACCCACAAATTACTAGGATAATCTATTTCTATATATCCTTTTGGATATTCTCTCTCCGATGTAGCAGTAGCGGCCAAATCCATTTTTAATCTCCGTCTGTGAACCAATTCCAATAACTGTCCAGATTGAATTTCTCTGTTACAAACGGAAAAACTCCTTTACTATTATTGTAATGCCCAAATGTAAAATAAATATGATCTCTAATTTTCATAATTGATTCGTCATCATCACTTTGATCTAAAGTGATTGTGTGAAGCCATCCTATTCCATTTCCAACTGGGCTATAAGTTGG